GCCTGGTTCGAGTGGAGGAGCTTTGCGTCGTTTTGTTGGAGGCGTCCCAAAGTACGTCGGTTTCCATGTTGCTCGCCCTCAAGGAAAGTTTATTGACTTGACTGGCACGTACAATGTGGCTGTCAGCTTCGACATCATCTTTTCGTACATGAGGTCCGTAGGGTTGTACTACGACTCGGTCTTTGCAGCTGTCATGAAAGCTGCCGTTGGAGAGTCTTTGGATTATGACAATGACAACGTTAAGGATCCATTGGACTTTTACAGGGTTTCGCAAGAATGCTATGAAGACGACGAGTTGTGGGAAGCCACTCAAGACCGCATAATGAGCGAAATTCATGGTGACAGAAGTCTGACCTACGAAGGCCGCATTGGAAGGCGCTTTCGACGACGTGGAGACGACGAGCCGGTGGGCGAGAGCTTGCCAGCGGTGGTTGAAAACGATGAGGCTTCTGTTGATGACAATGAAGAAGCTGATAAAGCTCTTGCCAAACTTTCTCTTCTTTCTAGTGATGGACTTCCTGCGCCGCCCGGTCTCCTTTCGCCTAAGAGCATTGGAGAGAGCACAACTCCTAGTTTGTCGCTCTCGACAGTCGTGAAAGGGACCGTCGCTGCTGCCGCAGTTTGCCTCCCGTTCGCCTTAGACCTTGCCGTTGTCAAGAAGCAGGTCATCAATGGTGATTTCTCTTTTGCTCCCGCTTTGAAGTCCGCGGTGGAGCTGCATGGTGTCAATGCTATTCATGAATTCGTTTTGTCTTCTGATGCTTTTTCGGTCTATCGCTCTTATATGGATGTCGTTCAGCCCACGTGGTTTCCTTTCGGTGAAACAATGCCAGATGAGAATGGAAAAGCTTTCTTCGAGAAAGTTGGGGAGTACAGAGTTGACGGTGAGAAGTCAGCCACCACTCCTGATCGCAAGAAGAAGTCTAAGCCAATGTCTGGTGTTGCGAAAGAACGTGCTGTTGCGATCAAAGCGCTGTTGAAGGACTTAGGGTGCGAAGACGATGAGTGGGTTACTCCAGAGAATTCTAGAGCTAACATTTCAGCTTCGATGAAGGCGCATGCCAAGCTTGCCTCTGTCGATCCTCCAGTTGCATCTGCAGCTGATTGGGAGAAAGCTTTTGAGGCGGGCGTCGCTGATTTTGACACCACTTTGTTGAAATCGCATGCTCAGCAAGGATTTGAAGGCTGGTATAAGCTCGCTGCCACTCTGGCAGACACATCCTCGGGTGTTTCAGCTAGGTTTCGTAGGCAGAACAAGAGACAGTGGGCAACCGACCCGGAGTTGTTGTTAGCGATGATCGATTTGGTTCAGTGCAGGTTGGTTTTGATGTTGATCCATGCTGACAGCGTCTCTGGGTACACTCCCGAGCAAGCTGTGAAGTTTGGGTTGAAAGACGTTTTGCTTTTGTCCGTCAAGCAAGAGCCTCATGCTCCGAAGAAAGCTAAGCAAGG